ACGATCCGCCGTCGCGGATGGCCAGCATTTCGACGCCCAAATACCATCCGGCAGAATAGAAAGTCGAAGTCGCCATCGTAATCGGCGCGTCGAACGCTTGGATGTCGCTAGACAGGACGATCGGGAAAGATTCCCCCAAGACATTTGTGGTCGTTCCGTCGGACGCAATCAAGCGCATGATGACCGATATTTCAGCGCCGCCCAGGCCGACCGCGTTCGCGTAAAAATGCCCGTTGTAAACGCCGGCCGACGCGGATCCGTCGATTTGATTCGTGTAATACCAGGGGCCCAGGACGTTCGTCCCGACCGCCAGGACCGTCGCCGATGTCCAGACCGTCGCCGGATTTATGTCGACCATCGAATTGCCGGCCAGTGACGGATGATCGTTCGTGTCGCCGAAAAGAATTTGGCCGTACGCGCTTGCCAGCATATCGGCGACTTTTCCGAACGTGACCGCTTCGTCATCGTCAAACAGGACGTTCGTCGACGTGCGAATCATTTTTTCAACAGATACGACCTGGCCGGTGTTCAGCGTATTGACTTCCCAAATAAATGACGTACTGCCAGGATCGAAGCGCCCGATCTTCACGCCGCCCATATAGATCGACGACGTCGAAAGGAAGATGTCCGCACAATGGACTTCCGAAAACGGCCTGGCCGCGGATCCCCATTTGACGGTATTCGATCCGCCGGGGATCCCGTCGACGAAAACGTGGAAATTGTCATTCGACCAGGCGACGACTTTTCCGCCGCCGGCGACCAGTTCCCGGGCTAGTAAACTGATTCCGGTTTCGTTCGTATTGACGTAATAGTACCCGTTATAGAAATCGGCCAGGGGACCGACGTACGTACCAGGATCGTCGGCATACAGGACGCCGTTCGAAAAGATGAACGCCGGGGATCCCGGGCCGACTTCGACGCGGAACCAGGACATCTCGACGATCGGATTCGTTCCCATTTTAAGGCCGGCCAGCATCCCCAGCGTTCCGTCGCGGCGAAGATAGTCAAGCGGGATCGGCGGAACGCCGGACGGCGCGGTCCCAGGGGAAAGATCGATTTCGATGGATCCGTGATTCCATTCAAGAATCCCCATATCCGGCGACGCCAGAATCAGTTGTCCCCAAAGATTTCCGTTCGTAACTAGGGTGTTTGTTTGCGCGTAGTCGACATCGATGAACGCCCGGCCGTTCGTCGTGATAGCCCAGTTCGTCGAAGATTGCCCGATCGACCATCCGGACGTAATCGATTCGGAATAATAGACGGTTCCGGTTACATTGTTTAGGTTCGTCCAGGCGGCGCCATCCCAAAGGGTATAAAAACGGATCCGCGGCGTCGTTCCCATAGCGAAACCGAACGCAAATTCCCGTTGGCGGTGTAACGCGTCGACGTTGATGGGAATATGCGGTTTCGCGTCGGGATCATAGCCCAGGGCCGGCGCCGCCAGGAAAAGCGCCGCCAGGATCGCGAGAATCGAACGTCGGATCATTGTATCCCCTTTCATCATAGGCCAGAAAATCCGCCTTCAGTCGTCGAAATTCCATTCGTGAATACAGATCGGAACGCCGTAATTGATATACAAATACCATTCGCCAGTTGTTCCGTTGTAAGGGACGACGGGCGAAACGACGAATCCGGAATAGTTGAATTCGGGAAGATACGCCGGCCCGTCGACGGTCCCGAAAACGCGATACCTGGTCGGTTTCATGTCGATCGCCGGGAATCCGGATCCTGTCACGCGCATTTCGGCCAGGTTGTTCGTATTTTTGTCGTTCAGGGTTTCCAGGACGCCAGGGAAACAGAACGTGACGCGTTCGGCCTGGTATTCTTCGTTGATCCCCCGAACGGACGATTGCGCGACATCGATCCTGGCGCCGTGATGCCTGGCCGCCCTGGCCGCTTGTTTATAGGCTTCGCGATATGTGATCGAAGAACCAGTGATGACCGCATGACCATATGAAAGCGGGGAATCCGCGGATCCGATCGCGGCAATGTAAATAGGCCCTGGCCATTGCCCGGCCTGGTATTTGACAACGCCGGAAATCGACCAGGGAATGACCTGGACGCCGTATCCCGGGACCGTGACGGATCCCTTGTTCGTCGAAAGGGGACCATCCATCGGCAATCCAGCGACTTCCCAGTCCCGGGTAACGGGAACGGACCAGGTATTCGTGACCGTGAAATTGCCCGAAAAAGAAATGTTCCAGGACCAGGACCAGGCCAGGCCGGCGTCATTTGTGACGTTCAGCGTTCTTTTCCAGTCGTTCGAATAAACCAAAGACCAGGGCGTCGGTTCCGGCGACGATCGAAGGCGCGCATATGGTCCGGCCGGGGAATCCGAAATCTTCGCCCAGTTTGTTGTGACATCCGCCCAGGACCATCCTTCGCCTTCCCAGGTTCCGACGTTCGATCCCAGGTTCGTTTCGACAACGCCGGCGCGCCAGGTGTTCGATCCCAGGGCCGTAACGGCGACATCCCGTTCCAGCATCATGTCAGACAAAAGCCATACGCCATCGCGCGCGGGATCCAGACCGATCGCGGATCCATCATATCGCGGGATCATTCGCTTCCAGACCTGGATGACATCGCCGACGTTGTTCGTCGAATTGCCGGCGTCCGTCAGGACGGCGAAGTTCGTCAGTTTTTGATATGGCGAAACGGGAACGGATCCGGTTACGACGACCGTTTCGAAATAGTTCGAAGTCGGGCCGATGTCCCCTTCCGTATATTCGCGCCAGGATCCGCCGATCGTGACCTGGTAATGGTCCGGCGCCGGCGCGTTTGTGTCGCCGGAAACGGCCTGGATCCGAACGTCGCCGGGATCGTTGTACCAGGAAAAGAATTCAGCGTCGCCGGCAAAACCGATCGGCCCGGCCCAAACGTTCGTCGACCAGGCGTTCGTATATGTCACAACGCCGACCGCATCCGTCGAAACCGCGCGCCGGCCCAGGCGCGCTTCCGCGATCAGAACGCGGTTCGTCCCTGGCCGGATAGTGAAATATCCGTCGCGCGTGAAATCGCCGGATCCAGCCTGGTTCGTCATCCATTCCGGAGTATGATTTATTAGTTCTCCCCAGTACGCCGGGCCGCGATAGTAGTTCGTCGCGAATCCGAATTCTTCGTCGATACATATTTTCGCCAGGGACATTTCCGGCGGCGCTTGCGGGAAATTCGTTTCGCCGGCGGGATCGACGTATTCCCGTTGGAACCAGGTGTCGACGTCGATCCCTGGTTGAACGAAAAAATTCGCGGCCGATCGTTCGCTTGCGGAATCGTCGAAAGAATACCATAGGCAATAATCGACGATCCGGAACGTCGCGAAGGGGACGTCCTGGAAATGGCACACTTCGACGCCGGACGATCCGCCGGCCGAATACGAATAATTCGTTGACCATAGCAACGGCGCCAGGGGATTCGTGACGCCGGCGTTCGGGACGCGCGTCATGTTCCAGTAATAGGACACGTTCGTCGTGATCGGTTTCTTCACGATGAACGGATAAATGTTCGTGACGCCGTCGACGATGCCGGTGACGGAAATCGAAATGTTCGTGACGCCGCCGTACGCGTCGGCCGAAATGACGCCGGCGATACGCGGAGTATCGCGTTCCCCGCGGGAAACGTTATACCGTTGCGCCGCGCGCCAGATCAGGTTCGAAAACGGATCAGGATCCGCCTGGCGCATAAGATGAAACGTCGGATAGTTTGACCAGGCCGTGAAGGGTTCCGTCCCCTGGGCGCCATCCTGGGCCGTCAGAAACGCGATCAGGGCCAGGACTATAACGCCGTGCCGATATGGATGTCGTGTTCCCATAGTCGAAAAATCGGGACATGGTTGTCATTGTCGGGATCGAATTGCCAGGCGAACAAGGGCCAGCGCATGAACGTGTCGTCATCGTGCGGGATGTCGTCGGGCCAGACCGCGACTTCCTGTAAATTGATCCCGCGTTCGGAATAGTCATGCCATTTCATCCAGGCCTGGGCGACCAGGTACGGGCCGCCATCCAGTTCGACGTCGTCGGCGGCGGTAACCGGTTCGACCCATAACGCTTCCCGGCCGGCGATATGAATAAATCCGCCGGCAACGATCAGTTTGTCGTTCGAATAGGTCGTCCGGAACGTGACGGGCGTCGAAATATCGGCGTCCGCGATACGGGAAACGACCAGGCCGTTTTCGTTCAACGCGACGCGGATCCCGCGTTCCCCCCTGGCGCCGTTCAAAAGGCGGCCGATCAGATTCAGATCCCGGGCCGACGGCCGATCGCCAGGCTGATAATTTGTTTTGAATCGGTGCGAAATTCCGCGTAATCGGCTTGTCATGGATTATCCCCCAGGCCCGTCGTTGCCTTGCCAGTGATCGGGCGCCAGGATCCATTCGTCATACAGTTCCCAGGTTTGGCGCCGGCGGACGTATCCAGTTTGTCCGCCGCCTTCCGGCGTGTCCCCGTCGGCGACGCAAATATATTTGGGCGAATCGGCGTCGATCCCGATGGACCCCTTGAAAACGGTTCGATCGCCGACCTTGTAAGAAAGGACGGCCCGTTCATGACCGACCTGGGAAGGGAAGGAATTCGCGAGTTCGTGACGCCATATTACGACGACCCAGTGACTTCGATAGAACACTTTTTGTTCGCCATCTACTTCGAATTCTTCGACGTCCAGGTTATCGGAAACAGAATCTTCGGTCCATTGATATGACATGGTTCCCCCGTCAGTCGGTAACGCCGCCTTCTTTGCCGGCTATTTCTTCCAGCCACTTTTCCATTCGCGCATTATGGTCATTTATACTTTTGAGCGTATCCAGGCGCGGGTCTTTGTCCGCCGGCGTTCCCGCGATCCGATCGAAAACATCCTCGATCCCTAGTTGCGTCCGCTTTTCTTCGTCGGCCGCCTGGCGTAATCCGACAATCTTTTCGAATTCCGCCTGGATCTGTTCAGCCAGTTTAAGCCGCTTTTCCGGATCATCTTCCTTTTCGACATCGCGCTCCATTTCGGCCAGGCGTTTTTCGCGATCTTTCAATTCCTGGGCCGGCTTCAGTTGTGTAACGCGGAATTCCTGGACGCGTTCTTCCAGTTTTTCCGCGCGTTTCGCGCGATCCTTCTGTTCGCGTTCTTCTTTCTTGCGCGCCTGTTCGCGTAGTTTGGGGATCAAATCTTCGACGGCCTTGACAAAGTCCGCAAGTCCCGACGCCGTATCTTCGTCGTATTTTTCCGATCGTCGAATCTGGTCGATCGCTTCCTGGCCGAATTCCTTTTCGCTGAGGCGCGCCAGTTTGTCGATCGCTTCCTTCCGCGTTTTCGCTTCCGCGGCCGCCAGGGCCGCCGCTTCCGCGGCCGCCTGGGCCGCCTGTTCTTCCGCCGCGATTCGTTCCTCTTCCGCCGCGATCAGGGCGTCGACTACGTCCAAATACGCCGCGTATTTTTCCGCGGTCATTTCGGCGATCGCATCGATTGAAATTCCCAGTTTGCCGGCGGCCTGTTTCATGACCGTCGCCAGGTCCAGGCCTTCCATTTCTTGAATCTGGCGGCCGATCGCCTTTTCACGTTCGGCGTTCTGTTCCGCCAGTGTCGGTTTCAATTCTTCCGCCAGGGCCGCGAATCCCTTGAGGGCATCCTGTATTTGTTCGTCGGCCGTTCGCCGGCCGCCCGTTTCTTCGTTGAATTGTTGTCCGACGCGTTCGCGTTCCTGGCGAAGTCGTTCGGATCGAAGTCGTTCCTGTTCCGCTTTCATTTCTTCGCGGAACATCCGGAATTCTTCCTTCAGTGACATCGGCGCTTCGCCGGTCGATTCGCGTCGTTCTTTTTCGCGCTTGACGGTCATCGTCGCCAGGTCCGCCGCGACCATAGTTTCGCCTGGCGTAGTCGCAAGGGCCGTTGCGCCCTTCAGAATCAGGGATCCAATCATCGGCGCGGCCTTCAGTAATAGATCGACCGCGATTTCGGCGCCCTTGCGGAACGCGCCGACGACCAGGTCTTTTAAATGGATCAGCGCCTTTTGACGGACGCCGCCGTCAGTTGCCAGGGCTTTGCCGATCGTGACGGCCGTTTCCAGGACGGATTTCGCGCGTTCGGCCCAGTCTTTCAACGTTCCATCGGAGCGAAGGCGTTGCAGCCATCCGATCAGCGATTTAATCGCATCCTTCGCCTTTTCGACGAACACGTCGCCGAAATCGCGCATCGCCAGGTTCAGGTTGTCTTTCAGCGTCGAAACCAGGCCTTCGCCCGTTTCGGAAAGTTCCTGCATCCCGCCTTCGAATCCTTCCAGGGCGCGCCGCAGGACTCCCCAAATTTGGGCGTTCGACGCGCCGGCCTTTTGCAACCGTTCCAGTTCGGCGCGCGCTTCGCCGGTCAGAAGTCCCATTTCTTGCAGTCGTTGCGCCGCTTCCCCGAACGGTTGTCCGGCCTTTATGGCCGTGTATGCCCGGCCGACCCACATAGCGACTTCCTGGATATCCCGGCCGGCGGCCGCGGCCGCATCGCCGACCAATTTCAGACCGGCCTCGGTGTTCAGTACGCCGCCGGTGAATACTTCCAGCAACCGGGACGCATCGGCGATCCCTTCCAGTTGAAACGGTGTTCTGGCGGAAAAATCCGCCAGGGCTTCCATATGTTCCCGGGCGCGTTGGAGATCTTTGAACAAGACTTTGAATTGCGTCGTGATCGCTTCGAACCGGAACGCGGTCTGGATCGTTTTCCATAGGGCCGCCGCGGCGCCGGCGACGCCGGCGGCCATAGCAACGAATCCCATTTTGACGACAGACAAGGCGCGGCCCAGGCCGCGGAACGCCGCCCGGGCGCCGCCGGCGATACGTGCCAGGCCGGCCATTTCGCGCTTTGCGGCCGCGACGCCCTTCCCGACCAGGTTACGGGCAAAGATCAGAAATGAAAGTTTCGGCGCCATTATAGATCCCCCCGTTCGCGACCGACCTGGTCGACATACATTTGGAATCTACGCATCCAGATAATACGCGGTCGGTCAGGATCCGGCGCAACGGCCCGTTTCGATCCGTCGGCCTTCCTGGATCCCCTGGCCGCCTCTTCCATCCGTTCGACGTACGAATCCAGCAACAATTCGATTTCTTCGAACGGCGTTTTCCAGATCCAGGTTTCGGGATCCTTCCCGTATTCATGGACCAGGATTTCGATGATCGGGCCCCAGTTGCCGGCGGAATCCGACGGCGGCGCCAGGGCTTCGGATCGGGCCAGTTGTTTCTTTCCCAGGCGCCCCAGGTCCGATTCGTGTCGATCCTGGAAATCGCAAATCGCTTCCAAAAGATCAATATAGGACGCTTCGATCCCGCGCGACCATTTCCGGATCATTTTCTTCCAGGACTTCGGATCGTCGAATCCCCAAACCAGGGAAGGTGATTCCTGGTTCGACATACAAAACGCCAGGGAAAGGTTTTGCGTATAGTCGTCGTCGGGGAACCAGGCGTTTACCTGTTTCATGAATTCCTGGGCGCCGATCGGCATCCGTCGAAGAACCAGGTTACCGACGCGAACGGCCGGTTTCAGGATCGCGCGACTATGCCAGTCGTGACCGGACGCGATGACCTTGTCGGCCAGGCGGATGACGTTTTCTATGACGTCCAGATCATTTTCCGGATCCAGCGTGACGCCGAATTCGTCGCGAAGTCGGCGGAAACCACTTTTTGCTAGTTCGGTCATTCATCGCGCTTCAGGATTAGATCGAATCCATGTATTCCCACCATGACGCGGCATAGGTTTTCCATCCGTCGCGGCCTTCGCGGATGTCGTCATCCGTGACGTGTCCGGTCCCTGGAATCGTGATATCGCCGTACGCTTCGCCGGTGACTTCTTTCTTGAATCCATAGTGATACAGGCCGTCGGTTTCGAAGTTTGCGTTCGTTTCGTGTAACGCTTCCGCGGTAAGCATCGAAATCGAAATCCCGGTCGAAATAAACGATGACGTCGCGGTCATCCCGAATTTGTTGACGATCCCGAATCCGCCGGCCAGCGAAAGGGATATGGCGCCGGCATAGGCCTTTATCATCGCGGCGCTTGACGGTTTTACGGCCGTGATCGTCGCGGTCGGATATCCGTCGTTCGATGACGAACCAGTAAACGACGTGACCAGATAGGCGGCGTTCAGGGCGGCGCCGAACGGAACGACCAGCGTCCCGGTCCGGAGTTCGTACGACACGGTCCATTCTTCCCGCGTACGCAAATCGACGACGGCGGCGTCGATATATTTCGCGTTGCCGGCCAGGACTTCCACGAAATCTTTCCGCGGTCCCCCGGTGATATCGGTGACAACAATTCCGTCCGCGGCGATGACGCCCAGGCCGAACGGATCCGCCGATTGAATTGCAAAGTCGGGCATGATGATTCCCCTTTTTATTACGTTTTATTGATGACCCAATACACTATTTGTCCCGCGGCGCCGTCGCCGGCGGCGTACGGCAAATCCGGACCGTTCCAGAACGCGAATTCGTTCGGTTCCAGAACGATCGGCGTCGCCTGGCCAAAACCGATTTTGGCGTTCGTTGTTTCGTGGATATTGATGATAAGCCATCGATACGGGCCAGACATTTCTTCGACGACCGCATCCGACAAGATCGTATGAAATTCATCGGCGACCAGGGTTTTAACGTTCAGCGACGCATCGCCGGCGGTCATTGTGAATTGCGCCGGGCCCAGGCGGATCGGATCCAGATTTTCTATTACAGAATCCAGGATCAGTTCCAGATTTGCGACAAGTGACATGGTTCCCCTTTCATCATAGGCCAGAAAATCCGCCGTTTAGGATGACGTAGTATCGAAAACCAGTTCGGTTCCGATCCGGACGACCCAAAGGATTTGATTGCCGGCATCGCCGCCGACAGGCCGACATTCGGGATCGATCTTGAACATCCCGCCGGACCGCATCCGATACCAGGCCACGTTCCCCTGATTCCGGATCGGAAGGGCGTCCAGGGTCAGCATGACGAACCGATCGGCGCCTGGTTGCGATGAAAAATAGCCGACGATGTCGGAATCACAACGGAGTTCCGTGATTTCGTGATTCCAGGTGTTCCGGACATCCCCGCCGCCGCCGAAAAAGATCGCCCAGGTATCGATCGCCGGCGGAAGGCGGCCGATGAACGCGTTTTTTTCGTGTTCGGATCCGTTCGCGGCCGCGATGATATCCATTACCTTTTGCTTCGCCGCGGTCAGACTGTCAGGATCGATTGCCATGTTCAGGTCGCCAGAAGTATCTTGTCGATTTCGTTTTCGATGATCCGGAACGCCGCGTCGGCCTCATCTTCGATCGCCCGTTCGATGAACCGGTCGTCGGCCTTTTCGCCTTTCGACACGGTCCCGATTCCGCGTTCCTGCCAGGAAACGCCCTTTTCGGAATGAATCTTGAACGCGTACGCGCCGGCGTCGGAGTTCGCCGCGACAAAGATTTCGACGTCATCGCGGCCAGCGCGGAATTCAATGGAATTTTCCAGGCCGCCCGGTTTCCTGGCGGACGTCGACCGCGGTTTCCTGGCGCGTCGGCGCCTGGTCCGCCCGGCACGTTTGGCCGCCCGGCGAAGATCCGTGTCGGTCGGCGACCTGGGCGCGTATTCCCTGGCCGTATCTCTCATAAGCGTTCCGATACGATAGAACGCCCGGGCCAGGGTTTTGTCCGCTTCCTTCGCCAGAAAGTCCAATTTGCGAAGGGCGGCATCCAGGCCCGAAAGGGTAATATCCAAATCTGGTTGGTCGGCCATTCTAACAAAGGCCAGAAATTCAACGCGGACGGCGCGTGACGTCGGCCAGGATGGCCGCCAGCATGACCTGAAGGGCGATACCCTTCGAACGGACGTTCGTTCGTCCTGGGCGATCCTGGCGCGCTTTTCGGATCGATCGCCAGGCCCGATTCTTTATCAGTTCGAATCGAAAGTGTCCGAACCGGCGAATTATGGCCTGGTTCACGGCCGGCCAGTCGATCGTTCCGCCCGATTCGACGAACGCCAGGGCGTATAATGCGGCCAGAACGCGCGTCCTGGGCCGGCGTTTCAGGCCGCAAATACGGATGATTTCGGCCGCATTTCTGTTTTCATCCGTTTTCATGTCGAAAAATGTTGCATATTACGCGCGGGTCGTCAATAATGTTTTCGGTTGGCCGGGGATCGAACCCGAATGGGAAGCGAGTGGTTGACCAGGCGCCGGCGCGCGCCGGCAGAAATTGCGCGCTTGGCCGCCGCAACGGACAAGGCTGTTAGTCGGTATGATCCCCAGGTCGCCTTCAGAAAGGACGGGCTCCATGTCAATCAAATACTACTTCCGCGTTGGCGATACCGGGGACACAATGGAACGCCCTGGCGGGATCTATCGCGAAACGGATGATGAATCCGGCCTTCGCTATGAATTCTTGAACGCGCGCGGCGAATGGGAAGTCGACATGGATCTGTATCGTCATTTCGGCGGCCCTGATTTCACGGCGGACGTGATCCCAGTCAGTTTGAAACAGGCCGAAAAGGCGATCGCTGACTGGGCCAAACGGTTCCGCGTTCCCAGGGCGCCGGCGTCCTAGCGATCGCGCCGGCGATCTTCCGCGGCAAGTTGCCTTTCGATCCTTTTCGTTTCCGCATCCAGGCGCGCCGTTTCTTCACGGATCCGGCGTTCCTGTTCCCGTTCTTCGCGGAATTGCGCTTCCGCTTCCGCCAGTTCGTCGCGAAGGCGTTCGTTTCGCCGTTCCGCTTCCGCCAGTTCTTTCTTCCGGAGTTCGTTTTCCCGGCGAAGGCGATCCAGGTTTTCTTTTGTCGGTCCCAGGCGCGGTTGTTTTGCGATCGCGCGTTGCCGGCCCAGGGTTCCGCGTTTCGTAATCCGATTGGCGCCTGGCGGCGTCGGAACGGTCGCCCAGGCATCGATATTTTGCTGTTTCCATCGGGCGGCCGCGGCGGCCTGTTTCGGATCGTTCGGATCGACCAGGCGGATCTTTTCGTACAAGGGGTGCGCGTATTTTTCTTTCACGGCGATCCCGCGCGGTGTATGAAATTGCAGTTCGACCTTTATGCCGTCCGGACGGCGCCAGACCGTATTTATCCCCTTGTATTTTTCTTCCGTCCAGGCGTTCCGGAATTTGGTCGTTCCGTCGTCGGCCTGGACCTGGCGATATCCAAGGGCGCGTAACTGTTTCGACGTATTGATGACGCCATCCGTGTATTTGTCATCCGGCATGACCATCGTATATCGAAGGGAATCATGAACGTTTTTCTTGTCGATCGCGTCCAGCGGCCAGGATGGATTCGATTTGATTTCCGCGGCGATCTTCCTGGTCGTGGACCCTTCTTCCTTTACCGCATATCGGACTTTCCCGGTTTCCGGATTCAGGCCGACCAGTTCGGCATCGTTCGCTTCCGCCAGGGCGGCCATTGTCGCCGATTGGTCATCTTCGACGGCCCTGGCCCGGCGGACAATCTTTTTCGCCTTCCTGGCGACGGCCGGCCGTTCCAGGGCCGCGGACAAAGTTGTCTTGTCGCCAGGCGCCGGCGACGCCGCCTGAAAATCGGTCTTGTATTTCGCGACCTGTTCGCGATCGGACCAGTCGACGTTCGGTTGCGCCGCCTGGCGATCGATGTCGTTCATGTGGATCGTTTCGTCCATCCGCCGGATGAAACAATCGCAGTTCGGATGAAACATCCCGGCGTCGAGGGCGGCCTGATACGACGGGAATCGCTTGTCCTTTCCGGAAATCGAAATTATCAGGCCGATCCAGGCATCGCATATTTCGCAGGATTCGCCGGACGGGACGATCCGGACCAGGTCATCGCCGTTTCCGATGATCGTGTCCATGTATGATTCCCGGGAAACGCGCGCCGACGTCGTCCTGGTCAGCATCCGGATATAGTCGCGGTTCGACCATTTGCGGCCGCGCGCATCGATGAACCGATGACTGTCGATATTGCCGGCGATCTTGTCCCAGGACGTTTGAAGTTCTTTCTGGATCTGGTTCCTGGTCAGGCCTTCGACGGATCCGCGTCGAAAAACTTCGACGGTCGCCTGGCGCAAGGCCGCGATATCCGTTTCCGCCATCTTTTTCGTGAAAACCGCGGCCAGGTGTTCGGTCTGGTCCGGATGGATCATCCGGAAATATCGTTCGGTCCGACGGCGATCGTATTTGATGATCGAAGGATTGACCTTTCGGCCCTGGCGCCTGGTTTCGAAGATCGCGCGGCGATGCCAGTCGATCGCCGTCCGTTCGGTCATTTCCCGGCCCCAGCGGTCCAGTTCGGCGCCGGTCAGTTGATAGTGACTGTGGACCTGGTTGAAAAAGTGATCGCGGAAACGTTGCCGGCGTAGATTGTTTGCGTCCTGGGCGGCGGCGTGGATCTTGTCCGCCAGGGCGGCCCGGGATTTCTGGATCAGGCGTTCGACTTCGCGTTGCGCGACGCGTTGTTGTTGGCGAAGTTTCCGGATAGATCCCGGGTTCGGCATATCAGCATCCCCGGCATAGGCGGACCGACGCGGCGGCGGGCCCTTCGAACAACCATCCGCGGACTTCGTCGGGGATCCCGACGGACTGGCCTTCCGCGACGCCGTCCGGACAATCCGGATCGCCCAGGATCCATTTCGGCGTTGTCTTGTCGCCGGACGCTATGAAACCGCATCGGATCAGATACAGGGCATATTCGAACGCGGCCGCATCTTCGCGCGGGAAGTCGGTTTCGGTCGTCGTCGTTTCGTCCAGTTCCCGGCCCAGTAAACGGACCAGGCGCCGGCGCGCGCCGGTGACGGCGGCCTGACGCTTGTCCTCGTCGTCGACGCCCAGCCAAATATCAGAAAATTCGTGAGAATCGGCGGCGAAATAGATATCGGCGCCAGCGCGATCGATTGCCATTGTGGAATCCCTTTCAGCAAAACGGCCGCGTCCCCAGTGACGGACGACGCGGCCGCGGTTTTAATTCGATTCGGCTATTCGGTATCCGCGTCGCCTTCGGTATCCGCGTCGCCTTCCAGGGCGGCGATGATATCGGCCTTCGTCGCGTTCGAAGGAAGTTCCAGTCCCTTTTCTTCCGCCAGGGCCAGAAGTTCGGCCTTGTTCTTCGACGACAAGGGCGCCGGCGCGGCGTCCGGATCCGCGGGACCGTCGCAAACTTTCCAGTCGTCCGCCTTATAGAAATCGACCTTGTCCGCGTCGACTTTTATTACGGCGGATTCTTTCTTCATGAACACTGTTTCGCATATCGCCATGACTTTCCCCTTTCTTCAGGTTTGGATACTAGACAACGTTGTCGGGCATGATGATTCCCTTTACTGCAAAGGCGTTTGCCTGGCAAGGGATCCCTGGGGATAAATATACACGACGCCGCCGTCGTTCGTCCCGGTCAGTTGTAATTGCCCGATCAGGGATCCAGTGATGTTCGTAAGATATGGGATGCCGACGTCGACGTATCCCTGGCCGGCCGTTGCGTTCGTGACCGTCGGGACATACGGGACGTTCGTCGACGCGGTCCCCAGGCGGAATTCCAGGGTGACGTTCGTCAGGTCTTGCGTTACGACGCCGTCGTCATCCGAAAAACACTGGAATTCGATCCGAAGGGTAGTCCCCTCAAAAAAGGCGCGGGTATTGAATAGCGGCGCGGATCCGCGGTTGAAATCGACATCGAATTCTTCCGGATCGACATCGGCGGCGGAAACGGAGTAAAGGCCCAGGATCGCGACGATGGATATCAGGGCCCCGACAATGGGTAAGGGTATTGACCATCTTTTCATTTTTCTTCCTTCCTGGGCCGCCAGGCGGCAGCCTCTTTTCTTCTAACCGTTCGCGGCCGACCCTGGCGTCCCAGGGCCGGCCTTTCATTGTTGTCATACAGTCCAGGGCTATCCCTGGAAAATCACGCCGCCGTTCGGCTGAATTACTTCGCATCCGCAATAGACATCATAAACGATCGAATCCGACAGGGATACGGTCGACGATGACATCGAAACACGGATACTAATGCCCTTATATCCTTCGACCGCGGACCCCATGTTCAGCGGGGACGGTGCGACGATCGCGCCAGCGACCGAATTCGGGTGATAGAGAACATCGGCCTGGAGTGCGGACTTGAACGTTACCGCGGCATCGTTGCCGGCGATGACTAGGGCGGCCGATACGGCCGGATATATCGGGATATCGCCTTCGTTCGACGCAAGTGTCAGATCCGCGGTGACGGTATAAACTTGCGTGTCGCCGGCGACAGTGAATCGCGTTCCCTTCTTTACGGTTCCGGCGGCCGCGGTGAATCCATCCAAGTGAACGGTAGTCGCCGCCAGGACCGGAACGCCGTCGGTCAGGACGGTTCCGGCGATGTCGCCGCGGTCATGTTCGGACCCGTTCGGATCCGCGAACCAGTCGAATCCCAGGCGCCGCGGGAGATTGCCTTCGCGAAGTCCCAGGGGACCATCGCCGCCGAAATCGGCGTCCGAAAACATGGTCAGTTGCAAGAACGACGCTTCCGCGGTTGTATCGATCAGGGCCAGGCGGCCGTTCTTCACGACTTTGTTGTCCTGAAGAATCTTGCGGCCGGCTACGATATGCGCCTTCGTCGACGGATCGGTTCCTTCCGTTCCTGATACATTCCGCGCGAAACCGCGAACCATTGTATCGACGAAATACGTGTCGATCGCGTCCAGAATCGCGTCCATCGCCGGGATCGTGACCAGGCGCGTGAAACCGTCCAGTTCCAGCGACTTTTGCTTGGTTGTCAGGTCGACGCGAACGTCGAAGTGATGTTCCAGGGTCAGATCGACTTCTGTTTCGGTGACATCCTGGGCGTTCGTCGAACCGGTGAATTCTTCCGCCGTGAAGGTTCCCGGGACCGTCACTTTCACGGTATCCCCGACCTTGTTGGCCTGAAGAATTTTTTCCTTTTCGCGGGAAACCATGTTCCCGGTCATAAGGCGATCATGAAGGACGATAGCGGCGTCCCTGGCGACTAGCGTCGGAGTGATGAATGTATTTGCCATGACTTTTTCTCCCTGGCCGGATCCGTTACTGGATTTTCCGAACGGCCGCGGCCCTTTCTTCAGTCGTTTGTTTATCCGGTGTTTTGTCCCCTGAAGGACCGGATCCGTCAGATCCATCGTGACCGTTCCCGCCGGATCCGTGTCCGGATTTATCGACGATCGTCGCCTTGTTCGCCGTTCGGAACGCTTCGACCAGGGGCCCGGTGACGTTCTGGTCATCCAGGTCTTTGTCGTCCAGGTTCGCGAACGATGTCACAAAAGCGCCTTTCATGATCTTTTTGTCGACCCCTTCGATGAATGTAATTCCGGATCCATCCATGATCGCGCCGATCTTCCCTTCGCGTTCCCGCTTCGCCACTTCCGCGGTCATGTTCGCGATTTGTTCATCGCGTTCCTTCACGCGGCCGGCCAGTTTTTCGACTTCCGCCTGGGCCTTTTCAAGATCGGATTTTCCGGCGTTGCCGGCATCCTCAATCTTCGCGGTCAGGTCGGCGACGGATGCTTTCAATCCTTCGACTTCCTTTTCCGCTTCCGCCTGGCGTTCTTCCGCTTTCCGCCTGGCGGCGGCCGCCGCGTCATCGATAGCCTTTTGGGGATCGTATTCGGCCAGCGCCTTTTTTTCGACGTCCGTCAAATCTTCCCCGTTCGCGACTTTCTTCAGGATTGCGGCGATGTTCATGTCGTGTCCTTTCAGGATTTTTCTCCGGATCCAGATCCGGCCGCATTGTCAAACGCCACAATGCGAAGGCGATTTCATGAAAGGCCAGGATTTCAGTCCGTCATTCCGCCTGGTCGTCGGCATCGAAGGCGGCGCCGGCGTCGGGATCCGCCTGGTCGCCGGTGTTCCCCTGGACGACCTGGACGGCCGGCGGCGCGGTCATCTTGTCCAGTGTCGCGTCGTCCATTTCGTCGATTTCCTTCAGGATTTCGGCCTTCCGGTCGTCGGGGATCTTTCGGATCTGGTCCATGATTTCGACGGATATCCGCATCGATTCTCGGATCGCGGACCTGGGGAGTTCCAGCGCCGACAATTCGACCAGGGTTTTCATATCCTGGGCGACGTCGACCAGGTTGAATTGCCGCGGGTATTCCGGTTCATATTCGGCGAACGTCGAATCCAGTTCCCGAGAAATTCCGATCGCCTTCTTTTCGACATCTTCCAAAAGGATCGCCCTGGTTCGAAGTGTCGCGGCCGGATCCAGGTGATCCCAGGCCTTCGATTCGGCGCTTTCGACCTGGCCGGAATCGCTTTTCCCCAGGGCCAGGCCGACGATTTCGAACAGTTCCTTTCGCCGGCGCAGGATTTCGTCAGGGATGGCCTTCAGGTCGCCGGCGGCCGGCGTCAGGTATCGGGTGATCCCCGCGGATTCCTTCGTTTCCATAAGCGGGTATTCGATGCCGCGGACCATTTCCAGGGATTCATCATATGATCGATCCGAAAGGCGCATGACTTCATCGACCAGATCGGTCGTGATGACCAGTTGCGGGAACACGGTCTGAATTAGATTTTCATGATGAGCCGATTCCAGGTTCAGCAACGCGGCCTGTACGCGTTCGACGTCGTCGAACCAATACGGCATCGAAGATGGAACGCCGACGGGGACGAACGGGACCAGTTTGGCCGAAATTGTGAAATCTTCAGTTTGGACGACCTTTTCCGGATCATCCGGATCCAGGTAAAGTCGCGTTCCCTTCCCGCGTTCCCAAACAGTCCGAATTACCTTTTCGACGGCCGCGGTCGCGGGATCATCGTTTTCATAAACCGATTCTTGCGTTATCAACCAAACCAGGCGGCCATCCTGGCCGAAATGCCAGTCGACGACTTCCGTCGATTTCCATAGCGTCCAGAATATCCGATCGCCTTCCGCTTCGCGTTGTGCGACGGACCTGGTCGCCGGTTGTCCGGTTGCAGGATCGATGCCAGGCGTTCCGCGGTCGACGCCGATCCAGTCCCATTGTCCGGCCGTGTAGTTGCCGGAAACGTTCTGCATAAATTCATCGACCGTCAGGCCCGTCCTGGTCGCGTCCGCCGCGAACGTTTCGTCGACGTTGTTCCGGCCGACGTCCTGGCCGAAAACGTATTGATTGACCTTTGTGACGATCCGGCCGGCGTAGTTTATCAGGAATGAACGATCGGGCCGGCCCTGGATCCCCGAACCATCGCCGTTCCAGGACGCGTCGGATTCGCACGGAAACCGGGAAAGGCGCGCGGTGATATACGCGCCGCCGCCGGCCTTTGCCATAAGGTTCCGCCGTAATTGTTCGTTTCGGTCGGAAAGGATCTTGTGTTTTCGCGTCGCGCGAATATCGGCGGTTTCGGGCATGATGTTCCCCTTTGCATAAGGCCATCGTTTCAGCGCGCGAAGATCGCGTCCGGATCCTGGGCCGCGATCCTTTTACCGCGGCCAGGCAACGCGATACCATCTTTTTCCCTGGTAAAAAAGTCGAACACAATCGCCGCGGCGTCGGGCGGATCGTCGTGATCCCCGTCGGGAAATTCGCGGAACGTTTGGACGAATAGGTCGTTCCAGGGCGCGCGGACCAGGTGGACGCCGCCGGCTTCCATGACCGGTTCGACGGGCGCCAGTTTCGCGGACTTGTCCCCTGGTAGATTCGCCTTCGAAACGGACCGGACGCCCTTCAGGGTTCGTTTCAATTCGACATAGGTATCCTTATATGCGCCGAACGCTTCGACTACGACCTGGACGGCCTGGCCATCTTTCTTCGTAGTGTCTAGGATCAGTTTGTTCCGTTCGGTCGCTTCCGCGCGGACGAATACCATGTCGACGATCCATAGGTCGTGTTTGATGATCTGGAAACCGTCCCGTTCGACCGTTGTCAGGACGACGGTTCCCAGGATCCCGACGGTATAATCCGGATCATCGGAATCGCGTTCCTTCGCCGACGACGCCAGATCCCAGGCGCGGATATACTTCCCTTTTGGAATTTCCTTCAGGTCGTGATACTGGATCCGGTCGACCAGGAAACGGTTCCCGCCTTCGACGACCGGCGAACAGTCCAGCAACGCGGCCGAAAGGGATCCCTGGGCGGCGTACTGTTCGCGATACCAGGAATCGGGGAACCGTTCGGGGAACAGGAAAGCGCCGGATTCGGGATCCTTCGCGGGGAATTTCAGGATCCGGAATTTCGGGAAATCCTTGTTCTTTTCGCGTTCCTTTTTGATCCGGCCGCGGATGTCGTCTACGTGCCAGGGCGTCGCGCAAATAATCACGATCGATACAGGGGCCCGGCGGGAAAGGACATCTTGGAACGCCGACCAGGTAGTCTTTCGATACTTTTTCGATCGCGCTTCCGCGCGGCTTTTGCAGTAATCGTCGACGATTATCAGATCGCCGCCTTTGCCGACCAGGGATCCGCCAAGGCCGGTCGCCGTGACCCGGCCAGTTCCGCCGGCGATCTTCCAGGACTGTATGGAATTGTCGCCGCGCGGGATCGCGACGTCGGGAAACAGTTCGTGGTACTTCGTCGATTTGATGATCGTTTTCGCATCCCGGGAAAACTGTTCGACCAGGTCGGCGCCATATCCCGACATGATGACATCGGGATCCAGACCGGCCGCCTGGCAACGGCCCAGGAAATAAGGCGGAAGGGCGCGCGATACCAGGTCGGATTTTCCGTGTCGGAACGGAACGACGATATCCAGGTTCGTCGATTTGCCGGCCAGGTAGTCGTCGATCGCTTTGTCGATCGCGTCGCATATCGCGCGGGTATGCTGGCCGACCAGGAATGGCCAGGGCTTCCAGAACACGAAACGGACGAATTCCAGGAATGATGACCTAGCCCCGCGTCGGAGCGCCAGTCTATCCTTCGCCGCCAGGATCGCTTTCCGCCGCGGCGACAAAGGCTTCGATTTCGTCATCGGTCATTTCGTCCAGGTGTTTCTTCAGGTCCAGGGCGATCCGTTTCGGCGCTTGCCATCCCTTCATTTTTGCCAGGGCGACGATCGCGTCCCGTTGATCGTGAAGTTCTAGCGTCGTGATGATCGCGCCGACGTCCCCCGTCGGATTGTAGATCGTTTTCGAGGTGACCTTTTTGATCGCTTCCGGATTCGGAAGTTCGTCGTTCAGGGCGATATGCCAAACTCCGTCCAGGTTCGCTTCCAGGTAGTCGGTCAGTTTCCCGCGCGCCTGGCGCGTCAGGATTTCTTCCGCTTCCTGGCGTTCCATGATGGCGCCCTGGGCGACGGCGGCCTTCAGTTCGTCGATCCTGGCCTGGACGTCGGGCCGGTTTTCGATCTTGTGGGCGTTCGTTTTGGCGTTCTGGCGCTTCCGTCCGGCGTTCGCTTTTTTCCCGCCATAACCGGCGGCCAGGTAGGCTTCGACGGTAGTTTCGCCCTTGAATCGGGCGACGGCGTACTGTTCATGACGCGGATTCTTTAACGGTGGCATGGTTCATCCCCCTTCGCCGGCCGACGGCGGCGCGTTGTTTCGTCGGCATTGTCCGCTTTCTACCATAGGCCGGTTTTTCCGCTTCTTGAGATGACCAGGACCAGGATTTCATCGCGATCGCGTACGCCAGGGCCGGCCAGTTCCGGCGCGCTTTCTTCAGGCGATTATGCGCCGATGACGTCGAAATCCCGATACGTTCGGCGACAATTCGAAGGGGACGGTCGGGATACGCCAGGCGATCCAGGACGATTTCCCTGGTCCGCGGTGATAGGGCCAGGATTTGTTTAGCGAGAAACGCCATCCCTTCGACAACCGGATCCGCGGCCGGATCGTGGACGACGGCCGGATCCCCGTTGAAATCGAAAACGCGATCGACGTCCAGTTCCGCTTCCCCGGGATTCGCCGACGAAAAAATCGCGACGTGACTTCGACCGTGATGACTTCCGCTTTTCGGATGGCATTTTGAACATGGGACTTTATCCCAGGGTGTTCGCCGATATTTCCCGGCGGCGATCGCGTCGCCGACTTCGCACTTGTGACATTCCATCTATCATCCCAGGTTCGCCGCCGTTGGTTTCTTCATGAATCGCCGGCCCCGCTTCGTCAGGGAAAACACGGTCGATCCGATTTCCGATCGGTTCGCAACAAGTTTCAGGTCGACCAGGCGTTTGACGCGCGAAGTGTGCATCCGCCGGCCTTGTTTCAGCGCGCGAAGATCCTGATAGACTTCCGACGGATCCGGCGCGACATCGTCCGCCGGCGCCAGGGCCGGCAACGCCGGCATTTCGTTCCGGCATATTTCCTGGACGCGTCGGCTGAACGTCGAAATCGACTTCAGTCGTTCTTCCGGCGTCATCGCCTGGATGGCATCGAAGGCTTTCCGAACGGCGATCATACGGGCGCCCAGGGCGCCGACGACGCGAAGGATGTCGGGATTGTATCGCCGGCGATAATCGCCCAGGTGTCCGAATACCA